CAAAAGCCGCATCCCACCCATCTTCGGCTGGAGCTGCGTCGTCTCCGAGTCAAACGCGATCAGCCGTTCATCGTCGAGCGTGTGGAGATGCTCGATGCCAAGAAGAAAGTCCAAGCCTGGTAGGGCAACTTGTACCCTACTACTCTAGCAGGCTGTCAACCTCCCGCGCCGAACACAACACCGCCGCCGCGAGTGTCCCACCCTCGGGAAGTCCCAGCAAACACCGCTTTTCCCAATGAACGCAGTGCTTACACGGCCCACCACCTTCCTGAGGCTTGTAACTCTGGCGCAACCGATCCATCCGAATCTCCTCCAAGCCAGCAGGACTGGAGCGATAACACCTCATACACATGACCGGATTTGTCGTGTGTTTACCGCACTGCTGGCACGGCCTGCTGTTAATTGTGACTGCCATTACGAAAAATGAACACGTAAAAATCCAGGTAAGCGCTTAAGGGTGAATTGCTGTGAATGACATGCCGCCCCATCCGGTAGTTCTACTTCCACCGTAAAAACGGTGTGACCACACTCCGGGCATTTGCGTTTACGCAGTATTGACTCGGCTGTATCCCGACAAGTGCGGTCTACATCCATCCGCTTGAAATCGCACTTAGCGCACCTCATCGAAAGCAGCCTCCGCAATAACTGGAAAGCACTGAGTAAAAATGTCTTTGCACTGGAGCGCAATCTGTCTGTGTTCCAGCTGCGTCCCAGGATCAGTCCGCACCTCGATGTAGTGCAGCCATGACCGCAACGTTCCATGCATGTACATCGTCGTTGGCGTGCACAACGGCAAAATACGGCGTGCTGTTTCTTTAGCTATACCTGCATCTAGAAGTGTTTGATACAGCATGTAACTTTGCATGATTACTTCGCCAGTCTCATTCGCCCAAAACGCCTGCGTAGCGTTATCAAGCCCGTCCAAACTGTTCTGCCTATTTTTCTCATCTTGCAACCGCATGTGAGGACATTCCGCTGGAGAAGTCTTCGCATAGCGCTGACTAAATTCCTGGAATGAAAAACTCCTATGACGCAAAATCTGCGCCGCTATATCACGCTCAGTTTGAATTTCGACGCACATCGAAGCCATCTCAAACGGGCTCCAGTGCTTGTGTTTGATGAGATACCTGAGCAATTTTGGCCCGGTATCCCAGTTCTCTTGGTTCTGCGGGTTGCTGACGCGAGCCATCTTGACGATGAGCTTTTCAGCGTCCGGCGTGCAGTGGATCAGCTTGACAGTTTTGGTCATTCCAGTGACGGATAACGCCTGCGCAAATGAAAATGTTTGTGATCATGTAGGCCGCCAAGATACAAAAACGCACCAGTGCAACCTGATCAGCAATCTGGTCACGCTGGTGCGCCTTCTCTCCAAGGGCCTTGGCGACAATTCGCCACCAATGCCTCATCGGTCTTGGTACGCCTCCGTAGCCAAGGTATTGATGAGGCGGTTTAGGTACCAACGAGCCTTACAAAAATCCTCATAAGGATCTTTTTTCAGCCACGCCCGACTGATGTATTTAATGACCTGCCAATGCAAGCCACCAACAACAGCATCTGGAGCTGGCCTAACCCAGTCTTCAATAACGTCGATTACTTCGACTTTGCCCGCCGTGTAGTGCGACGGATGGTTGACTGGATCGCTCATCCTTTTGAAGCCTGAACGGTTTTGTCCCCCTGGTACCTCCCAGTGTGGGAGTAGTCCTTGCTGGGCAGCATCGTCATCCGATGGAACACGATCTGCGCAATCCGCATCCCAGGCCACAGTGCAACCGGGTGCATCATCCGCGCATTTTGCAGTTCCAGCGTTAGCCTCCCACAGTATCCGGGGTCGATATACCCAGCAAGGAGATGCTCAATCCCCTCCCTGGCACGACTGGACTTCAGCGCCAGCTGCCCAGCAATACAGTCCGGCAACCGGAACTCCTCGACCGTCTCCGCAAGGATGAACTCATGCGGCTGGAGCATGAACGGCTTTTCCTGCGTGTGCCCAGCAATGGAAAAGGGCACCAGCTGGGGCGTTGATGGCAACTCCACCAGCAGATTCTCACCGAGTCTCACATCAAGACTCGCGGGATTCACCAGCTCCTTATCGAAGGGAGTGACTAGCTCCCTCCGCGCCAGCGTGAAAATGTCGATGTCCGCCAGGATCACGCCGCAGCCGCCGCAACGGTTTCCTGCTGGATCGCCACATGCCGCCAAGTCTTCCCGGACTTAATGCAGTTGATCGTGGTGGGATGCACCGCAAACTCCTTAGCGATCTTCGCCACCGACTTCCCGCCCGCAGCCAACTGGCGCTTGATTTCCAGCACCTTCGCCTCAGTCAACACCGCCACCCCACGCTGTCCCTTGCGGCTGGACTTACGAGTCTTACTTTGAGACTGGCGTACGGCAGTTGTACGTACAATTTTCTCGCCAGCGGGCAGCGGGATCGTCTGCTTGGGATTGGTCAGATCCAGCTCAACGTGCTGGCACGTATCAAGAGCAAAGCGAGCAGCATCAAGAGCTTTGATGACCTGATCAAACTGAGCTTCCGAAAGGATGTACATGTTCATCGGTTTGGAACGTGTGCAGTGTAGTAGGGAAGAGCGGGTCTGTGTCAACTCCTAATTAGGCGGAAATTAGGAGCTGGCTAGTGGGTTTGACTAAGGAAGCGGCGGGGAACTATCTGGAGATCCCGGAGGGTTGACTAAACCGCAACGGCCCCAGTAACCCTTCCGCATTGCTGAGCCAATCCAACGCCTGTGAATCCAGTCTGGCCAGCGGGTGTCTGAATTGACCCAGCGGAAATTACCGATCTTCCCTGCGTGGCTGCAGACGTAGATAAATGGAAACTCAGACATCGGAGTTGATCGGACTACTCGGCGTGTTGCCAGTCAGTATCTGGTTGGTGTTTGCGTAGAAACTCCACCAATAAACGGTGCGCTTCGCCTGCATCAGCGATGAACTGGCCTCGGTAATGGAAGCCTTTGGCGTCGATTCGGATGACTTCCTCAGAAGCCGGGCTCATATGGAAACTGATAGAAGAGCTATCTGGAGAATCGACGGATAAACAAAAGTCAGTCATGGTGGTTAGTGATGTTGACTAATCAGGTAGGGATTCAAGTGCGCGGCGGATGGGCCGCAATGCGTCAGAGACAGTGATGCAGTCACCACGCATTACCGCTTCGTCTAACGCCGCTAATGCCTGCTCCTTCAAGCTCGGCGGCTCGGGGCGGCGATGGCGACGGAGACCGTCTGCACAGTCGGTTGAATAAACCGTTGCCTCATACTCACAGCACGCCTCCAGCTCCTGATCAGCGCCCCAGCGGGCGGCTTGGGTGGCGATGTCTTGAAGCTTGTTTGTTGTGATATTGACTGTGAAAAGCTTTTCTGAGATGCTGGCATACTCAGGCATTTCTCGCCACTGCTTCACGAGCTCAGGCGGTGGGGTGATCGGGTGTTCTTGAGTCATTCGTGAACCTCGTAGTGTGTAGAACTGATCAATCTTGTAGTTCAAGTTTGATAGCGGCCTGAAAATAACCAGCCACCTTCAGCCTGCGGTATGCCGGACGAGCTTCCTCGGACTGCTTGTTTTCGATGTTGTCGTACTCATGCCGCGCCTCTTGGAGCGCAGCCATGGTGTCAACGTTGAGAAGGTGCAGCTCCGAGTCCGAAAGCTCGGAAAGCTTGTCCAAATAAATGGTCCGCCCGTTCAGCAAATAGGAACGGTAAAACGGCACCATCGAATTTTCAGTCATCAGCGTGTTCAACAACGTAGGAATTACGGAGCTGGCTCCGGATTTTGATGGTCTCGTCGTGCCCCACGTTGCCGAGGTAATCAGCAGCGCGAAGCGCGACCATGTGCGCCATCAGCGCTGGATCGTGCTTGTACTGACCGATGGTGTCCATCAGCTCGTACACGTAGGAGTCACATGCTTGGAACTCCTCGGGAAACGGTAGCGCCAAAGTGTCGTACCAGTCCGACTCCAGCACGTCTTGACCGGGCTCCAGTGGGTTGGGTCCCCACTCCCCACCGTCATCCCCTTCCCAGCCGTAGTCCTGTCGAATCGACCACTTTTCGTAATCCAGGCCCATCGCCAGCTCGACAGCACCAACGTGCTCGTACCAGTTAGAGCGACTCTCCAGTTGCTGGAGATTGAAAGCTGCGTCAGTCATTGAAATCTCATGCAAAAAAGTTTGGATCTTGCTGCCTCAACCGGGTGAGATCCGTGAGTCTCAACTTGAGAATCTCGTGGATAGCCAGCTTGGCTAAGCGGGTGGAACTAATGGTGTCGCTGGTGGCGAACACGTAAATGAGGTGGCGGTAAAGCTGGGTCAGAGTTTTGATCCTGACCCAGTGCGTATCGCCGGGGATTGGCTCGGTGCCGTAGTCCCAGTCGTCGTAATCGTCTGAGTTACGAAGCTCGCGGGATTCAGTCGTACCAATCAGACGTGTCGACTGGAGCCCAGTCATCAATGCGGTCGGTGAGCATGGCTCGGAGTTCGGCATCGGTGGCTGGAATCAAGTCTTCATCTGAAAAGTAGAGGGTGCCTCGGCACAGGGCAGGCCCCCACTCTGGTGGGTCGAGTTGCGTCTGCGGATAGACCAGAACAGCGTCATCAACAACGGCATCGACAACGAGATGGTCGCCTTCAAATCGCAGCTCCTCAATGTCCAGTACCTTCATTTGACCTCCTGTGCAGTTTCGCTGGTTTCATAACGAGCCAGCCACATGTCCCAGCTCATCTTCAAGAACTGCTCCAGATCCTGCAGCTGCTCCAGCTGTTTGATGTCGTAGATCGGGTTGAGGCCGCGAGCCTCCATCTCTGTGATCTTCTGCTGGAGCGTGATGATGCCCCAGTTGACCGCGAAGAACCACGGACTGAGCTTGGTGTTTTCGACTTGAGTGTGCAACGTGTCCATTTGTAATTCAGTAGTAACGGCGCCCGCTCTCCGGGCGTGCTCTTAGTGTTGCACACGAACAGCCCAACCGCAAGGCCGGGCTGTCGCATTTCGTTACATCCGCGTGAGGTAGACGGTGACTGCCAGCATCCCCAGTAGCCACGTCAACCCGAACACGATCACGGGCGGGATCACGTTGGAACCCCTAGCTCCTCCGGCTGGTACTGCGTCAGCACGCACACGTCGGCGCCTTGTTTGAGGGCCGTGCCAACGACGTAGTGGAACTGATCTTGGGCGTCCTCGGACTCCTCGATCTTGTATTCCTCAACTTCGTAGGCCATGCCCTTGCGGTACCAGGAGACCCGGACCACGGCCATCAGCTCAAACGGAATGTCGCCAACGGTGTACCCCAGGATCGGCTTCCTGGGACGCTTCGGCTGGGGCGGTTCAGGCTTAGCCACGGGATCTCTCCAAAAAGCCCATGCCACGACGCGCATGAGCCCTAGGAAAAAGTTAGGCGGGTTGAACATCGGGAGTTTTAGTGAGGAGACAGAACCCGAACGTCGGATAGCTGTGCATAGACCTCAGCGCGTTCCTCATGAGTCATGGCCTGCAACTGGCGCTCAATTTCTTGACTCAACAGGAAAGCAAGCAGGTTGGAGGGCTTGCGCATGGTGCGTTTGGATAGCCACTCCAAGCCGTTTGCGGTCACATCCGAAAAAGAAACAGTGATGCGGTTCATACAACTGTGCATAACCGCATCACTTTAGCGCGTTTACCAGATGTCGGCCTCCTTTGTAAGCCGCTCCATTTCTTCGGGAGTGCGCCAGTTCTCGCGCGTGAAGATAGAGCTGTCTTCTTGTCCCAAACTCTCAGAAACGTTGCGCTGCAATAGATCTGCCGTTTTTAGCTGTCCCGTTTTGTCCCGTTTTGTCCCAACCTGTCCTTTTGGTGTCCCAGAAGCCGGTTTTGGCTCCAATTCGGGACAACTTGGGACAGAACGGGACAAAGTGGGACAAGCCATTTCTTCAGATCCAGCTCCAGCACTGGATTCTTCTTCTTTGGGACAACTTGTACCTCCTCCCCCCCTGCGCGCGAGAACTGCTGAGTAGCGCTTGCTGGAACGTTCTCCTTCAACAGAGACCAGCCCACGGTCGATCAAACGCTGGAGCGACTTCGAGATGGCGTTGACGCTGCCGCCCAGCAGAGGGTCAGCGTTCAGCTCGGCTTTAGTCATCGGCACGCCCTTGGTACGCAGCCGCTGGAGCACCCGGTCGATGATCGAGGCAGGTGCAGCGGAATCCACGCCTTCCGCAGCCGGTAGATCCTGGAGCGAGAACGTGAGGTCTTCCTTCTGGCGCAGCACCAGTTGCTTGCCCTCATTACCCTCGCGGCTTTTACCGATGGTGATGAGGCGTGCAGAAGCCCCTACACGTTCCAGCTCGGACTTTTCCGGACGGTTGATAGCCCAAGACTCATCCACGGCGTCTTGGAGCGCTGAGGTGCCCCTGAAGTCCCCGCTCTTGGCGGCATGGTGGATGAAAACGATGGTGGTTGCCGGGAAGCTCTCGCCGTTTTCCGCGCTGTACCAGTAGATCGGCTCGGCGTATTCGGCCTTGTTCTGGTCGTACGCACAACCACGCATACAAGCGGTTACCGAATCCCAAACCACGAGCTTGGGGCGATGCTCCTCAATCTGCTGGATAAACCAGGGATACCAAAGCATCGAAACTTTGTTCTGTACTACAACCGGATCATCAGCAGTGAAGTCCAAGTCCTTGAACTGCTTACGCATCCGGCGGCTGTTCTGATCGCCGTTAAGCCACAGCACCTTGCCCTGCTCGACAGGCACTTCTGCACCGCGTACAGAGAACGGAATCCCCCGTGCGATGTGCTTAGCCAACGTCAGCACCGCCATGGTCTTGCCACAGCCACCACGCCCGTGGATCAACACAGTGCCTGGCTTAGGCAGCAAATCGGGAATCAGGTACTCGATTGGCGCGTCCTCCATGGCAAAAATTTCCTGCAGGCTGCCTCCCTGTGATCCGCGTCGGTACTCCTGGTCTGCGATCAGCAAGCGCACAACAGCCGCAGCTTCCCGATAACCAGCCTCCAGGGCGATCTCGTGGAGCTTGTGCTGCACTTCCGACGGATTCGGCAGCGCCATCGCAGCAGTAGCGCGATTAACGATTTCTTCGTGCGAAAGACCGGTGGTGCGGAACCGCTGCACCCGATCTTGCTCAGCCTCAGAAACAACCTTCCGCAGATCCTCCGAAAGCCACATGCGGCCAGGCATCTGCTGATCCGCCAGCCAGAACAGCGAGCCAAGGCTCACCGGCCCCTTGCGGAAGGATTTCCAAACCTCTTCACAGGGATTGCCTTCTGCCCAATCCTGAAAAAATTCGGGGTCTTCCGAAGACCAAGCGGACCAAAGCGTCAAACCGAGGTCAGTCGGCAACTCCGAGTGAATCGCCATCCCCACCTTGACCCAGTGATCCCGGCTGCCACTGCCTTGGCCGGGAATCACCCGCAGCGCCGACTGAATGATCTCAGCCACCTCAGCCGGGTCTCGATCCGAGAAATCCAGCGCCTTCCGGTTCTTAATGAAGCCACCGTCCTGGACCTCTTTGCCGGCCGCATCCCGCATCTCAGCGATCAGCCAATCCGGCGCCTCAGGAATGGCCTCCAGATCCCCCTCAAAGCCGTACTCACCGGCTGGAGCCTTCCCATCACTGGAGCCCGGATAAGCCCCGTAGATGACCCCCTGACGGCCCCAGAGGACCTCGTAGCCCGCCCCGGTATCCGACAGCCCAAAACCCTTTACCTCGCCCCACAGGGCC